CGATCAATCTTATTATATCATACAAAGTGGCATTTGTAAAGAAAAAAATTTTAATATAAAAGCAAAATATATTCATTTACAATTATGAGTGGATATAGTATAATTATTGTAATTTGTGAAAAGGTATTTCATTATGGCGAGAACTAAACGAGCGAGCATTCATTATGTTAACAATGCAGAATTTTCCACTGCTGTTGTAGAATATGTATATAAAGTTCGCGAGGCAAAAAAGAACGAAGAACAACTCCCAATAGTTCCAGATTATATCGCATCCTGTTTTTTAAGGATTGCTGAAGGTTTATCACACAGAGCAAACTTCATTCGCTACACATATCGTGAAGAGATGGTTATGGATGCGGTAGAAAACTGTTTGAAAGCAATCGAAAATTATAACATCGAAGCAGCGACTAGAACTGGCAAACCGAATGCCTTTGCATATTTTACGCAAATCACATGGTATGCTTTTCTTCGAAGGATTGCTAAGGAAAAGAAGCAACAGGATATTAAATTAAAATATCTCTCTAAGTCCGGAATAGAAGCATTTATCGATAATGATCTTGGAGATGATATGTCTCAGCAAGTCGCTGGAGCATTTATCGATACACTTCGAGATCGTATTGAAAAAGTAAGACATGTGGATGTAGAAATCAAAGAGTTTGCACGAGAAGAAAAGAAACGACGGAAGCGCAGTGTAGACTCAGATTTATCGGAGTTTTTATAATGAAAAAAATAGTTGAATTCTTTCGTGGAAAAGATGATATTGAATTATTTACTGTAGGTAGTCTGCTAGCAACTATTGCTGCATTCTATGTCTACTGTTTTTGGAGTCTATTAACTTGAAGGTAGCAGTATTAAATGACACACATTGCGGCATACGTAACTCTTCCGAGATCTTTCTCGAAAATGCAAGACAGTTTTACTCAGAAATCTTTTTTCCTTATTGTAAAGAAAATGGGATCGAGCAAATCTTACACCTCGGGGATTATTACGACCACAGGAAGTTCGTAAATTTCAAAGCATTAAATCATAACAGGAAACACTTCCTAGACCCCATGAGAAAAATGGGCATGAAGATGGATATTATTCCTGGCAATCATGATACTTATTTTAAAAACACGAATGACCTAAACTCACTGAAAGAATGTTTGGGGCATTACATGAATGAGGTGCATATTGTTATGGATCCCAAGGTTATGGAGTATGGTTCGCTAAAAATTGCTCTGCTCCCTTGGATTAATCCCGAGAACTATGAATCGTCTATGAAATTTATTAGAGATTGTAAAGCGGATTGGTTGGGTGGTCATCTAGAACTAAACGGTTTTGAGATGCTACGAGGCGTGAAAAATACACACGGATTAGATAAGAGCATATTCTCTAAGTTCGAAACCGTATTGTCTGGACACTTCCATGTATCTTCGCAACAAGATAACATACATTATCTTGGAAGTCAGATGGAGTTCTTCTGGTCTGACGCTCATGATCCTAAGTATTTTCATGTCATCGATACCGAGACTAGGGAGATAACGAAGATAAGAAATAATTTCACTTTGTTTGAAAAAATACTTTACAATGATGACAAAATGAGTTATAATGATTATGATGTTTCAAAGTTAAGGAACAAGTTTGTTAAGATTGTTGTTATCAATAAGAATGATTTATTTTCATTTGATAGGTTCGTCGATAGAGTTCAGTCTGAAAAAATACACGATCTAAAGATTGCGGAAAACTTTCAGGAGTTTATGGGTGATAATATTGATGATGAAAAAGTTGCATTCGAAGATACGCAAGAAATCGTGGATTCCTATATCGAAGCTGTGGAAACAGATTTAGATAAGGATAAAATAAAAGTCAAAGTTCGCGAACTTATGACAGAAGCACAGGCACTTGAATTTGTATGATCATATTTAAGAATATTCGTTATAAAAACTTTCTATCGTCTGGAAACAAATTTACTGAAGTAAACTTAATAGAGCATAAATCTACACTCGTTGTGGGTCATAATGGTGCAGGTAAATCCACCATGCTTGATGCTTTATCGTTTGGTTTGTTTGGCAAAGCGCATAGAAATATTACTAAGAATCAACTTGTCAACTCTATCAATAATAAAGCATGCCTTGTAGAAGTAGAGTTTTCAATCGGTAAAAATAATTTTAAAGTCATTCGTGGTATTAAACCAGGAGTCTTTGAAATATGGAAAAATGATAATCTAATCAATCAATCTTCCCATGCTAAAGAATATCAAAAAATATTAGAACAAAATATTTTAAAGTTAAATCACAAATCTTTTCATCAGATCGTAGTTCTAGGAAGTTCTTCTTTTATACCGTTCATGCAATTACCAGCATGGCAAAGGCGAGAGGTTATCGAAGATCTGCTTGATATCAATGTGTTTACTAAGATGAATCATATTATCAAGGAAAGACAAACTACAATCAAAGATAAGATTAAGGATATAAACTACAACATCGATATATCAAAAAATAAAATTGAATCACAAGAAAAATACATTAGAGATATTACAGCGATAACAGAGGAAAATAAAAAAGATTATGAATCTAGGATACAAGCATCGCAGGATCTCATCGATCAATTACAGAATGAGAATAGTGAGCTTAGCATCGGACTCGATGAATCTGTATCAGAAGCCGAACAAGGGTTGCAACTGTTACAGGATCGGAAGCAGAACTTACTCCTCCGAGGTCAAGATAGGCAATCGACTATCCGCGACCTCGAGAAGCGGATCTCCTTTTTCAATGAGAATGAGGCGTGTCCCGTGTGTGACCAAACCATTTCAGACGGCCATAAACATGAGATTCTCGCCTCTACTGAAGGGGAAAGAAATCGGCGGAAGTCAGAGATTAAGCAAATCGGACAAGAAGGCCAAAGAGTGGAATCGGAGATTGAACAACAGACTAGCATACTTTCAACGCTTCGAGATAGGGTACATAAACTCACTGCCAACTCGAAAGAGATTTCGAAAATCAACGCAACCATATCTGATTACCAAAACCATATAGATAAGGAAGTGTCGGCGGATTTAACTGAAGCAAAAAAAGAACTTGACACGCTTCAGGATACTAAAAATAATATGATAGAAGAAAAGATGAAAGTCTCTGAGGAGTTCAGTTATAATTCTGCTATCGTAGAAATGTTAAAAGATACAGGTATTAAAACAAAAATCATAAAACAATATATACCTGTTATCAATAAACTTGTAAACCAATATCTGCAGATTTTAGATTTTTTCGTTCATTTTAACTTGGACGAAACATTTAAAGAGATGATACGGTCGCGTCATCGTGATGAGTTTAGTTACGATTCTTTCAGTGAAGGTGAGAAGCAGCGTATCGATTTATCTTTGCTATTTACTTGGCGGCAGATTGCAAAGATGAAGAACAGCGTTTCTACTAACCTGTTAATTCTTGATGAAACGTTCGACTCGAGTCTAGATCATGACGGTGTAGAAAACTTGTTGAAGATCCTGTATACATTGGGTGAGGACACTAATGTATTCGTGATATCGCATAAGGGTGAAGTCTTGGATGGGAAGTTCAATAACAAAATAGAATTTGTTAAAGAACGAAATTTTTCTCAGATAAAATGATTTACTTTTGTGTGGAAATATAGTATAATTATGTTCTCAATAAAAATGGAAGGTTAGATTATGGAACTATCTGAAAATACACTTGAAGTGTTAAAAAACTATTCGAGTATCAATCAGAACGTTATGATTAAGCAAGGTAATACGATTCGCACTATTACCGAAGCACGCAACGTTTTGTCAACTGCAGTTGTAGATGTCGAGTTTCCAAAAGACTTCGGTATCTATGATTTAAATGAATTTATCGGCGCATTGAGTTTGGTTGATAAACCAACTCTCACTTTCGCGGATGAATATGTCACTATCAGCGATTCTACTGGACGCTCGAGCATTAAGTATTTCTTCTCACCAGAAGAAACTCTTACAACTCCCAGTAAGGATATCAACATGCCAGAGGGTGAAGTTAAATTTATTCTAGATAATGATACACTAAATAAAATTCGTAGAGCAGCATCAACTCTCGGACATGACGAAGTATCTATCTCGAATAATAATGGCGCGTTGAGTATGTCTGTTGTTGACTCTCAAAACTCTACATCAAATAAGTTTTCCATTGATATCGATGGTGACTTTGATCAGAGTGTTAACTTTAATTTTATTGTCAACATTGCTAACGTAAAAGTTATCCCTGGCGACTATGAAGTTGAACTATCTTCTAAACTGATTAGTCGGTTTAGCAATAAAGAACTTAATTTAAAATATTGGATTGCACTTGAAAAATCCTCTTCGTACGGAGTATAATAAAAATGTCTGAACCAGATAAGTATGATCACTTGATGACGATCTCAAACCAAGTTGGTCGTTCCACTGTTGCTGTCGTTGATGCGATGACACAGCGTGGTGCGTTCAAAGGTGAAGAACTTTCAACTATCGGTAAACTGCGCGATGATGCAGTTCAAATTATTCAGTTGGTTGAAACTTTGCAACAAGAAAAAGCAATGGAAGTCGACGAAGAATAACCTTTACATAAACTATGAAATGTGATATAATTATTTTTTGTTATGGAGTTTATGTAAATGTCAAACGACTTTCTTTGGGTCGAGAAGTATCGTCCCCGCAACATTGCTGACACTATCCTACCGCAAGGTCTAAAGGATACCTTCCAAAAGATAGCAGATACTGGTGAATTGCCTAATATGCTTTTCACTGGTACTGCTGGTCTTGGGAAAACCACAGTCGCCAGAGCACTTTGTAATACTCTGGATATCGACTATATTATTATCAACGGTTCAGAAGAGGGTAATATCGACACTCTTCGAACTAAGATTAAACAGTTTGCCTCTACTGTTTCTTTACAAGGTGGTTACAAAGTTGTAATCCTTGATGAGGCAGATTACCTGAATCCTCAATCATTTCAACCTGCACTTCGTGGGTTTATTGAGGAGTTTTCTAATAACTGTCGTTTCATTCTTACTTGTAATTTTAAGAATCGTATTATCGAACCACTTCATTCTCGTTGCGGTGTATACGAATTTAATACAAGTAAAAAAGATATGGTTGGTTTGTGCCAACAGTTTCTTGGTAGAGTTGAAAATATACTTGATCAAGAATCTATCCCTTATGATAAGAAAGCAGTTGTAGAACTTATCATGAAGTTCGCTCCAGACTGGCGGCGAGTACTAAATGAACTACAGAGATATTCTATTGCTTCAGGTAGTATTGATTCGAATGTTTTAAACAATCTAGAAGATAAAAACTTCGATGACCTTTTCTCGCATTTGAAAAATAAAGATTTCAAAAAGATGCGAAACTGGGTCGTGAATAATATAGATACTGATGCGTCTGCTATCTTTCGTGCGATCTATGATCGTATGAGTGATAAGGTTTCGCCTCAGTCTATTCCACAACTCGTATTGATTTTGGCAGAATACCAGTATAAAAACGCTTTCGTAGCAGACCACGAACTTAACGTTGTTGCCTGTTTGACGGAGGTTATGGCAAATGTCAGTTTCAATTAGAATGCAATTATATACTCAACCAAACTGCGATTTCTGTGATATCATGAAAATAAAATTAAAAGAATGGAAATATGATTTTGAAATTATTGATATTACAAAACAGAATTGGGCAAAAGAGTTTCTAAAAACTCGTGGTCATAAAACTGTTCCACAACTTTATTGGAATAATTCACATCTTAATAAAGTAGATACTATGCAGTTTACAAAGGATATGTTAGAAGAAAGTTTGGATTATGAGATTTATGTTGGAGGAGTGGAAAACTTTAGATAGCAGCGATAAGACCAGTCTCCTCTTGACTTTTATCGTTGCAATTATATTGGGATGGATTACTACGTTTGGTGTTCAACTGACAGTATCCGTCTTACTATATTGTTTTCTTAGATATGTACAAAGACCATGGAGTCAATACGACGATGAATCCATTTGAATATTTGAATGCGATAAACAATACTAAAAAAGATATAATGGTAGATGACCTCGCTGAAAAGGGTTATAATTCCTTTATGATTAATCGAGGACTATCATATTTTAATGATACAGTTTTATTCGCTAATGAGATGAACAGATTACACCATACGCCAAATCGTTTACAATTTGATTTTTTTATAAATATCATACGAAAGCGGAAAAGGTTTTCTAAATGGATGAAACCCGAAACCGTTAATGATTTGGAAGTAGTCAAGGAATATTATGGATATAGCAACCAAAAAGCACGCCAAGCC